TCAAACCCAAAGATGTGGTATCTTGGTTTTAATGGTGANGAGGTAAGATTATCTTCAAAAGAATTAGTTAAACAAGATTTAGCAAGAGAAGCTGCAACAGAACAAACAGGAAAGACACCACCTAAAATAAAAAATTGGGACATGCAGTTAAGAAGTTTACAAGAAAAAGCTACAGAGATAGATGCACCCGAAGAAAGTTTACCAACGTTTAGATTAAAAAATAATTTAGAAAACTTTTGTTACAACACAAGAGTTAGTAAGGACAAGAAAAAAATATTATTAGGAAGACCATATGAAGATGAAACTGCTATAAGATTTACTTTTAACGATTTTTTTAAATATTTAAAAGCAGATGATTGGAATATAACATCAGACCTTACTCATCAAATGTTAAAAAAAATACCTGGAGTAGCAAGAGAAAAGTTTCATATAAAAGAAGGTGTAAAAAGATGGGTATATGTTGTTAACAAAGAAAAATTTGAAGAGGAACCAGAGGTCAAACAAGATGTTCCTAACTTCTCTAATAATGAAAGTGCATTTTAATGATAGATAAATATTACCCATACCAACAAAGATACAAAATATTAGGTGGACCTGGTTGTGGTAAAACGACAAAAATTTTAAATATATTATCCAACTATATTAAAGGTGGATTAAAACCTGATCAAGCATTACTAATAGGCTTTGCAAGAGCCACTGTAAAAACTTTACAGGATAGAGTTGTAGAACAAAAACTACTTACTGAAAAAGAATCAGAGTCAATAACTACCATACATAAGTTTTGTAAAGATAAGATAGGTGGAGGAGATGTTTTTAACACTGATGCTAAAAAATCTTTTAAAAAAAAATACATGACTGACCCAGATAAATGGATCATGTTAGATGACGAAGAGTATGATAGCGAAGATGAGATTGCAGCACTATGGTCTGAAAATCAAGATAAAAAACTTTATATTTATTATGACATCATTAACAAAGCATTACATGAATATGGTTATGATAAAAACAAAAGATATGGAAAAGATGAATTAGATAAAATATTAAATTGGTTTGGAGAAAGCGAAAATCATAAATATAAAAATGTACACACAGAACAACTTATATATTTTTATAATTGTCTTAAAAATTTTAAAAGTCAAAATGGAATGATTGACTTTGATGATATGCTAATAAAAGCCTTATATCCAACAGTTGAGTTTCCAAAATACGAAATAGTACTAGTGGATGAAGCACAAGATTTATCTAAATTAGAATGGGAGGTCATATCTAAGATAGCTAGAAAAACTAGGGATTTATATTTAGTCGGGGATGACGATCAAGCAATTTATGGATGGAAAGGATCTAATGTCAGAATATTTCAAAAATGGCCTTGTAGAAAAGAAAACGTTACACGTTTAGAAAGAACACACAGACTACCAGGAAAAATATACGACTTTGCTATTTCAATAAGAGATCAAATAAAAACTAGGTTAGGTAATGAATTTTTTTGTAAGAAAAGAATCGAAACAGGAGAAGAGGGGGCTATTGACTACGTGTATGGTCTAGATGAAATTGAAGACATAGGACCAGAGTCTGAAGTAATTTTTTGTGCAAGAGCTAAAAATCTTTGTCGTCCATACGCATTTTATTTAAAACATAAAGGTTTAGCATTTTTAGAAAAATCACAAAGTTTAGACGAAAGAGGTAAGTTTACAAGTTCTTTTCCAGATAATTGTAGAAAAGTAATAGAATATTGGAATACTCTACAAGAAGGGGGTTCAATACAAGGCAAGCATTATATCAATATGGTAAAAAATATAAAGAAAGAATTTATATCTGATCGTAAAAAAACTGCGCTTACAAATAAAGACACATCGTTTCCAGAACTATATAGTGATGAGCTTTTTTCTTACGAAAAATTAAAAGAAAAATATTATTTAAATTGCCCAAAAGAAAAAGTTTGGCATGAAATATTTTGGTTCGATACAACAAGAGTTATAAGTCATAAAAAACCAAAAGCATTATTTGAAGACAGGGTAGATTTTAACGACTACTTAAAAAGATGTTGGGAGAAAAACCCTACATTAAAAACTAAAATTATAGTTTCAACTATTCATGGTGTCAAAGGTATGGAGGCTGATAAAGTTGTGATAGGTGTTGAATGGGGTTTTTCATTAGATGCTTATATGTTGGGCGACGATAGAAAAGAAGATGAAGAGTTAAGAGTTTGTTACGTCGGTGTCACAAGATGTAAAAATAATTTATATCTTTTTGAGATACCTGGTGAATACAAAAAGCCTTTTCCTTTATTACAAAACTACATCAAAGATACGAAGAAAGAGAAACAATTAAAGGTAGATAATCATTTTTATAAATTAATAGAACGAATGGAAAGGGAGGTTTATGAGTAAAGTATGGAACAAACAACACGGAGGATCTCATTATCAAAAATATAAAATTCAACCAAGCAAGTTTGTGGTTGAGAATGAGTTGCTATACCCGGAAGGGTGTGCTATAAAATACATAATACGTCATCGTGATAAAGGAAAGAAACAAGACTTATTGAAAGCGATACATTTTATAGAGATGATTATAGAGAGGGATTACAAATGATACAGAAACCTATGTTTACAACGCAGTCGGAGTGGTTTCCACCTGATGAATTTCCTNACTTATCAAAATATGACGAGATATCAATTGACCTAGAAACTAAAGATCCTGATTTAAAAACAAAAGGATCNTCTTCAATGAGAGGACAAGGTGATGTAGTTGGCATCGCAGTCGCTGTAAAAGATTGGTCTGCTTACTATCCGATCGCTCATGAATCTGGTCCAAACTTAGAACGTAAGAAAGTTCTTGGTTGGTTTCAAGATGTTTTAAAAACAGATGCAGATAAAATATTTCACAATGCAACATATGATTTATGTTGGATTCATAGACTAGGACTCACGGTCCACGGAACAATTATTGATACGATGATTATGACATCACTCGTAGATGAGAATAGATTTAGATATGATTTAAATTCTGTATCTCAAGATTATACAGGTATGGGTAAAAGTGAAAGCGCATTACAAGACGCAGCGAAAGAATGGGGTGTAGATGCTAAATCAGAAATGTATAAACTACCTGCAATGTATGTTGGTGAGTATGCAGAAAAAGATGCAGAAATAACTTTAGCCTTGTGGCAAGAACTTAAGAAACAAATTGAATACCAAGATTTACAATCGATAGTAAATTTAGAGCAAGAGGTTTTACCTTGTATTTTAGATATGAAAATAAAAGGTGTGAGAGTCAGTGAGTCACAAGTTGATCAATTAGACAACCAATTAAAAAAATCATACGATCATTACATAAAAAGAATACATGATGATACGGGTATGTATCCTGAAGTATGGGCTGCAAAAAGTATTGAACTCGTATGTAATAAATTAGGTATTGATGACTTTGATAGAACAGAAAAAACAAAGAAACCTTCTTTTACAAAAAATTATTTAAAGAAACACAAAAACCCTGTGCTGCGAGCAATCGCTAGTGCAAGGGAACTAGATAAATTACGTAATACATTTTTAGATTCTATTAAGAATTATGTTTATAAAGGTAGAATACACGCTGATATACATCAATTAAGAGGAGACTTTGGCGGAACTATTACGGGTAGGCTTTCTTATTCTAATCCTAATTTACAACAATTACCTAATTATACTAGGTTAGGTATGGGTATTAGGTCTATATTTATGCCCGAGGAGGGCCATAGATGGGGTTGTTTTGACTATTCTCAACAAGAACCTAGGCTGGTAGTGCATTATGCTTTAGCAACACTAGGGACAACTGGAGTGCAATCTATTGCTGATAAATATGATTTAGCGGGTCAACATCCAGATGATTTAGATATTCAAAGTGAAGCAGACTTTCATTCAATGGTTTCAAAGATAGCTGATATACCTAGATCACAAGCTAAAACAATTAATCTTGGGTTATTTTATGGCATGGGCAGAGCTAAATTACAGGGACAATTAGGTGTAACAGAAGAGAGAGCAAAAGATCTTTTAGCTACGTATCATGCACGCGTGCCCTTTGTAAAACAGCTTATATATAATACCATGGATAGAGCACAAAAAAGAGGTTGGATTAGAACTATACTTGGTAGAAAATGTAGGTTTGATATGTGGGAACCAGCAACGTTTGGTATGCACAAACCACAGACTTTTGAAGAAGCGTCCTTAGAACACGGATCACGGAACATTAAACGAGCATTTACATACAAAGCTTTAAATAAATTAATCCAAGGTAGTGCAGCCGACATGACAAAAAAGGCCATGATAGATCTAAGAAAAGAGGGTTTACTACCAATGATACAGTTACATGATGAGTTAAATATATCCTTTGAAACTAAACAACAAGCTGATAGAATAAAAGAAATTATGGAACAAGCTGTTCCTCTTAAGATACCTAACAAGGTTGACTTCGAAGATGGAGAATGTTGGGGTGATATTGTAAATAATGAGGAGGAGTTTGTAGATGAGGATTTTTAATGGCTTATTTAAATGCAAATATACCACCTATCTATGCACAGATAAGAAGAGAGTATCTTTATGATCTTAAAAAACATCACGGAGAAGTTGAAGACTGCATTGTGTTTGGTATTAGCGCTCTTACAGGTCGGAGCATATTATGGCATGCTATTATGGAAAACGGTGCAATATTTTATCGCCTACCAATTAGCGCGTTTATTC